CTTTGTCCTTTTCCTTTTAGATTTAGTTTTTGGTTTACTAGATGATGAATCTTCTTCTTTAGCACCTTCTTTTTCTTCCTTTTCTTTCTTAGTATCAGTGGGTCTATAACGCAAAAACCATGAATCATATTCTGCCGTTCCCTTTTTATCCTTTAGTTCTTTAAACTTCTCCGCCTTTTCAGCACGCATCTCTTCAATTGTTTCCTGGTGTCCCATACAATTGATTGAAAAACGTTTTAATACACCCTTTTGCGCCAACCTATTCTTTGATTGTACCTCAAATAAATATTTTGACATACATAAAATTCGGTCTTTATCATAATAAGGTCGGTCTGCGTATAAAAATGCTAAATAAAAACTCAACATAGTGTCAATTGTTGCAACCTTTACATCATAACCACCTTCTTTCACAATATTGTAACTATGGCACGCTAGTGGTTCATAAATAAATGCAATAGTATCTTTGCCAACACAAATCTCATAATGCGGTGCAATAATTTCGCCAACAGACGGACGTTTTATAATCTTAACATTCTTAACATTAATATCACTTAATCGTTCTCTTACTATTTGCGCAGTGACCATTGGTTCTTCAGATAAAACATCAAAATCAGGTATTTTTTTCAATATTTTTTGCAAATGTCTTGGCATATAATGTGAATAAATAGATAGAGCATAACCACCAAAAAATACAACACCTTGGTCAACTAATGTTTTCTGAACAATATCATAAATTTCATCTGCCTTTTTATTATCATCCATTTTACGCTGAAAATCAACATGAGCGCATTGGTTTGCAGTTAACGGATAATGCTTATTTAAAAGAGTTAGACGTTTCATCACCTTTTCCCACCGAGACACATCACCGGCAGGTCGAGATAGTTCTAAATACATACCCATACGAAGCAAATTAGGTGGAGCATATAAAATACCAGATATTTTTATGGCTTCCTTCTTAATTGCATTAAATAACTCTTTTGGTAACATTGTAATGTCTGCTACAGGAATGAAATTTACAAATACTTTAAATGTGCCAAAATGTTGTCCGGATTTGGCTTCAACCTCAATAAATCCTTCTTTCACATAAATATCTGTTAGTTCTTTGGCATCATTAAGTGCATTTGGACTATAAAAATCATAATCAGGTATTTCAATATCTTTATTGTAAAACTGGTCTTGTTTTGGCAATATATTATTAATGGCAGTGCCGCCATAACAAATAACTTTTTTATTTTTAATAAAATTTTCTACAACACTTATAATTCGTTTAATATCAGGTGAATTGGCATCTTTTCTACCTTGTCGTTCTTCTGCTTTATCTACTGCAGAACGAAGAATTGCTAATTCACAATCTTCAAAACTCATTTTGGAATCACAAATACTTTTCTTCATAATAGTTATAATATATTGATAAAATAATATTTATTGATAAATATTATTTTATTAATAATTAGATATAATAAATTTAAATTAATTAATTATTATTTAAACTTTCAACTCGTATATATCACTCTTTAAAATTCTATCATTGTAAAATAATGCAGGGTTTTGCTCTATTGGAGGTGCCACTATTGTTATTTGTGCTCTTAACTCTGGTGGTTTTAATACAAACGCATGCCCCGCTGTATTAAAGAATAAGTCATTTTCTTCTACATTGGCATCCACGCTTTGATATCTCATAGCAAGCATTTGACACCCAAGTGACCGCATTACAACTGAACTAGGATTAGCTGGATTAGGTCCTTTATTTGGTATTCCGATTGTCATAGCATTCCTATTTTGATTTATTAAATCATCTGGAGTTTGTGTATATTCAATATCATTATATCTTAATACTTGCATAAAAGTGGAATTACTGGTCATATTAACAAACTCATAAAAATTATTACAATCAGCGCAATCCTCGCTTTCACATAAACAAGTTGGATTGCTTCTATCAACAATAATAACAATTCGACCCATCATATCACTCAATGGGACTGCTCCAAAATTAGTAATGTGACCATCTTGTTTATTTTCAAAACTATATTTGGAGTCCATAATACGATTAGTAGGAATACTTTGCAACAACTGAGCAAATTTTGCATACATTGCCTTGTTTTCACTCTTGATGCGTAAATGGAAAATAATTGGGTCATTTGGGTTTGGTGCATTTGATGTAAATGCATTATTTAATACATTGGTTAGCACATCACTAAAATTAATATAATTAAATGTTTCTTTTACACAATAATTATCTACAGTTGATGTAGCCACAACAGGTTCATCATTGATGGAATATATTTCAAAATCCAGACCTCTTACGCCTTGTTTTAATAAATCATTTAATGAACACATTGATACATAATCATTTCTATAATCACCCCCTGAACAGCAATTGTATGCAGTTTTAACATAATAATCATAAAACGGATTTGTTATTTCTCTTGTGTTTGTTATTGCTATATTTTTTTCACCATAAACTCCATCCATTACATTGCAATTTCGGTTAATCTTGCTATTTGACATTTTTACAAATATAGTTATACCAATTAAAGCACCAATAATTCCTCCCGCCATTGCTCCAGCTGTGCCCATAACTGCTTGTCCAACTATACTTGTCATTATAGTTACTATTAATATAATTGATATGCCGCCAATGGTTCCTGTGCCATTATAATAAAAATAATAGATGAATGAAAGTATAATAATAAAAAATGTTAAGAATGTTAGTAGTGTAATAGCTGTATTATCATTCATCTCTAATAATTCATTTGCGCCTTTATTTATTAGATCTCTTGTTTTATCTACTCCTCCTGTAATATTTGGTGATGGCATTATTCTTTATAATATATTAAATGTATAAAATAATAATAAATATTCTTCCAAATTATATTCTTCCAAATATATTTTTACAAAATAAATATAATCCTGATTATAATTAGTTAAAAAAATAATATGTTAGTATTATAATTACAAATAAATGCCAGGAGGACTTATGAATCTTGTATCTATTGGACAACAAAATATTATTTTAAATGGAAACCCTTCTAAAACGTTTTTTAAAACTACATATGCGCATTATACTAATTTTGGTCTGCAAAAGTTTCGTGTTGACTTTGAAGGTTCTAAAACGTTGCGTCTTTCCGAAGAATCCACATTCACTTTCAAAATACCTAGATATGCTGATTTGCTTATGGATTGTTATTTATCTGTGGCATTACCTAGCATTTGGAGTCCAATTATACCACCACAAGCAGACTCTGACGTTCAAGAATGGGCTCCATATGAATTCAAATGGATTGAGAATTTAGGAGCAAAAATGATTTCAAAAATAAGTATTACATGTGGTAATTACACGCTCCAAGAATATTCAGGTGATTATTTATTAGCCGCCGTCCAGCGTGATTTTTCTACTGACAAAAAAGAACTATTTGATATAATGTCTGGCAACACACCAGAATTAAATGACCCTGCCAATGCTGGGTCACGTGTCAATTCATATCCAAATGCTTATTACACTGATGCATTAGCTGGTCCTGAGCCATCTATTCGCGGACGTATTTTATACATTCCGCTAAACAATTGGTTTGGTCTTAAATCTCAAATGGCGTTTCCTTTGACATCGTTACAATATAATGAGTTGCACATTGTTGTCACATTAAGACCAATCAATGAGATATTTCAAATCCGTGATGTGTTTGATTATGTATATAATTATCCTTATATAGCGCCAAATTTTAACACATGGTATATGCAATTTTATCGTTTTTTGAACCCACCGCCTGATATTGAGTTAGGTATCACTTCTTATACAGATACAAGAACATTATGGAATGCAGATGTGCATTTAAATTGTACATATGGTTTCTTATCAAATGACGAGGAGCGTTTATTTGCTTTAGAGGAGCAAAAGTATTTAATAAAACAAGTTCATGAGCAGCGTTTTTACAATGTGACTGGACCTAATAAGGTGCAATTGGATTCGCTCGGAATGATATCTAATTGGATGTTTTATTTCCAAAGAAGTGATGCTAATTTAAGGAATGAATGGTCAAATTATACAAATTGGCCTTATGGTTATATGCCTTTAGATGTTATTCAAGCGCCAACATCTGGTAATTATTTAATTTATAGAAATGATGCCAACCATCAACTTCAACCATTTTATATCGGACCAGGTGTAAACACAAATGGTAATTTAACTGGTCTTTTAATTACATCAACTTATTCACCAGAAAATGAGAAACAAATATTGATTGCATTGGGTATTTTGTTAGATGGTTCTTATCGAGAGAATATTCAACCAGCAGGTGTTTACAATTATATAGAAAAATATACTAGAACTTCAGGTAATGCGCCATCTGGGCTTTATTGTTATAATTTTAGTATTCATTCAAATAATTCAAATTTGCAGCCATCGGGTGCAATAAATATGAATCGTTTTACACAGATAGAGTTGGAATTTACTACCATTTTACCACCTCTAGACCCCTTGGCTCAAAGTCTTACTATTTGTGACCCCCAAACGGGTAATATAATTGGTGTAAATAAACCTACATGGCGCATTTATGATTATAATTTTAATTTAGTTCTATTTGAAGAGCGTATCAATATTGTTCACTTTGTTGGCGGCAATGTGGGGCTTACATATGCGACTTAATTCCACCTTTTCAAAGGTGGAGCCAAACCAATATTATTTTAAAAATGATATAAATATTATTTACATTTATATCATAATGTCTGCTAATTTTATAAATCAATTATGTTATTTTTGCGATGAAATTTATCCTCATCCAAGTGTTTTTATATGTAATAATAATGGAATATGGATATGTAATGATTGCGACAATTTAATAGTTTCAATAGATATTCAAGAAAATGAGGAATGTTGTGTTTGTTTAGAAAATAAAAAAGTAATTAAATTACCAACATGTGTCCATAAACTATGTTTAGAGTGTTGTAAGACAATATACTTTGGGACAACTGAACTTGAAAGACCATTGCATTGGAGAGAAATGACATTTAAACCTTCTAATTGGCCTTATGAAATTAGAGAATATGATAATACTGACATTGAATATATAAAACAACAAGAATATGATACATTTAATAATGAACACTTCGATACAGAAACAAAAAGTTATGCTGAACTAATAGAAATTAGAAATAGTTTAATTTCAGAACGTCCTGAATGGATGAATGCAGAGGAATTTATAAATTACGAAAATGACATGTTTAGATATCATACTGAATTTGTGAAATTAGAAAAAGATTGGGATGGCTATAATACTAATAAAACTAAAGGAAACGCATGTTGTCCTTTATGCAGAGCAAAATCAGCGTGGCACAGCAGAACCTTTTAAATTTTAGTAGCATTTGAGGGAGTCGGTCCTATATCATAAAATAATCCGGTTATTGTTGTTGATACAGGATAAAATGGTGTCGTCTTATATTTTTCCGGTTCAGCAGAGTATTTGTATGCCAATTCGTCGTCAATCATTTGCGCTTGTTTATTGTAAGTGTCTTCCCAAACAGGGATGCCTGCATATGGTCTATCAAGCTGAGCATTTTCATTTATAATACTTGCATTTGTGCCTATATCTGTTGTTAAAGACGAATATTGGGGTGTCTGATTGTATGTTAGTATGCCTGCATCATTATCAGGCTTAGGTTCATCTTCTAAATTTGCCACTTCTGTTTTTGTTGGAGGCTTTAGCAATGATTGACAACCAAATTGCCAACAATCTACATCAGTCGAACATTGAATTCCAGGAGTCTTTGAACATGTCTGATTTGGACCACAAAAATTAGCACATTTATAGTTTGTATTCAGGGGCAAATCGACACTATGTGTGGTTAAAGGAGTATTTGGATTATCAAAGGTTAAAGAGTCCTCAGTATTTGGTGTAAAACCTTCTTTTTGATTTATATTATTTGTGCCTTTTAAAATAAAATAATTATTGTTTAAGTAACGAAACCAATTTATTATTAACCATGCTAACAAAACACATAAACCGGCTAATAGAATATTAGTTTTATTTCTATTAAAAAATAATAATATGGATGATAAATTCATTATACAATATAAAAATAAATTATATTTAAGAAATGGATACAAACAATCGTTATTATTATTATATTATTTTATCTATAAAATTTAATATATATTTATTATAGATAATGTCAACAGAAGCAATAAATAATCTACAAAATGAAAAAAATCCAAAAGATGATCCTAATTTTGTCAAATTCATTACTAATTTTGGTGTAATGACCGGTGTTGTTATTGGCTTTGTTGTTTTGGGTGCAATTGGTCTTTATATGGCTAAAGTTGCTGAATCTGGGATTTTACCAACTGATGCTAATTTTAAACCATATACTTGTGAGTTGCCTAATCCACCACTGCCTGCACCAGATTTTATTAAAATGAATATTGTTCGAGAATTTGGAATGAAAGGAATGGCTGTTCTTCTTGGATATAAAGCAATAAATGCATATTCACAATTAGCTAAATTTGACGCAAAGGCAATGGAAAAGGGATTCAAGAGCAGTTTAATTAAAAGTTTATATGAAGCTACACAGAATCCGGACCCCACCAATAAAGAATGGAAGCCAACTAATCTTGCATTATGGCGTTCCGACGTTCTAAATCAAATGGTTGCTTCTAGCTTTGGGTTCATTCAAGCAACATTTAAAGGTTTGTCACAAATGCCTGAATGGCTTGCTATGTTAATATTTGGATTAATTGGTCTAATATTTATACCTTTTTTTATAATTTACAATATTGGTGTCAGTTTTTGGTGTCATTTTAAATCACTAGCTAATGTTGGGTTTTCGTTAACTAAGGGGTTTGAATTTTTGGAAGCAAAGACTCGCGAGGAAAATGGGGAAAAGAACTTTGATAAGCCAAATTATATTATGAGAATGATGGGAATCGAAAAGGAAAGAACACCTGAAGAAATTGAACATATTAAAAAGGAAGTCACAATTGGTTCCAGAATTGTATCCTGGATTTTATGGATATTTGCAACATTGGGTTTGTCTATTTATTTCTTGGGATCTATGTTAGTTTTCTCACCAATGTACTTAACTTTTTATACTATGTTTAAAACAATATTAGCAAGGTATAAATTAAAAATAGAAGATGACTTTTCACCTCAAGGGGGCGGTGTTTCCGGATTAAAGAGTATAATTACATTTATTAAGGATACATTTTCATACAAAAGAACATATATTATATTTTTATCCATTGTTAATTTGTTTATGAGTGCCAATACATATTTAGGCACCAATTACTTTGTTGGTGTTATTATTGCAGTTATATTAGCAATTGTTTATTGTAATATATTAGTATCTAAAAAACCAGATGGTGATAACACTTTAATCAAAATAGTTAGAAAAAATGGCGTTGGTGGTGACGATGATGAGGATTCTGAGCCAGAAGAAGAAGAAGAAGAAGATGATTGTGAAAATGAGGGAGACCAAATTCAAGTATATAAGGACAAAATTGGCGAATATTCAACAAAGGTTTATAAATCTCAAACTGAAGCAATTAAAACAATAAAAATATCTTATGATTTTGTAAATAATGTTAAAAATAAATTAGGTGGGTCAGCTCCTATTACTAATGATTCTACTGCTACTACTACTGCTACTGCTAAAGGTGTTGTCCAAGATAATGATTTAATCACTTCTTTTGAGAAGCCAACAGGTCCTGTAGATGTTCTTACTCCAGAACAAAAGGTAGAATTGGAAGCTTATAAGAAAAAACTACAAAATGAAGTAAATGATGAAAATGTTATAATTTTGGGTAGTCAATTTAAAACAAAAGATGAGATTGAAAAACAAAGAATTCTAAAGGAACATGATGCTAAGATAAAAACAATAACTATTATATCTGCTATTTTACTTGCAGGAGTTGTTACTGCTGGATTTTTAATACCAGGAGTTCCACAGGCAATGAGTGGAATTTTTTCTGGTTCTATTAATTCTAGTGATAATTCAGGACCAAAACGTGGCGGTTCAAAACAAAGTGACACAAAACAAAGTGACACAAAACAAAGAGGTGGTGCACCTGGAGACATTAACGAACTTAAACAACTCCCTGGATTTGAATTGTTAAATACTGACATGAATACTCTTATAAAGCAATATTTCAAAGGTAGTGATTTTGGCAGACAAAGTCTTATATTAAGTGTAACTGATGACGCTAATGTTACCATGCAGAAACTTAGGTCGCAGCTAAAATATTTATTGTCTTATTCTACAGAATTAGATGTAAATGTAAAGAAAGCTATTGAAAGTCTAACAAAATTCAAAACATTTTTGGATACTCAAACATCAAAAACTAATTTAAATGGAATTGCTATTCCAAAAATGCCAAGTGAGACTGATGCTTCAATTCCATTTATTAAGTTAATGGTTTCTCTTAGACAATCAGAAAGACTTATTTATAATATTAGACCAAATATTGTTGAAATTGTAAAAGGAACTAACAACGTCGATTCTTTGTCTGCAGATGCTCCTGCACAACAAAAAACGTCTATGTTTTCAATGGGTTCATCAAGTGCAAATAAAAAATATAATCTTAAATATTTTGAAGTTGTAATACCATTGGAAAATACAATTAAACAAATTGATTCTGTTATATTTGAAGATACTGATAACATATTTATTGATTTAATAGTTGACCGCAATGACCCAAATAATGAAAAATATAAGCCAACTATTGAGTTGTTTAGTAAGAAAATTAATGAGCAATACAAAAATGTATCTGATGATATTGTCTTTAGTAAATTTATAAAATCTAGAATAGTTGAGCAGCCTACAGAAATAGCATCTACTTCTAGTAATACTGCTGGGTCTTTAACCACTTCTTCTTCTCCTGCTACTTCTTCTGCTATTTCTTCTTCTCCTGCTACTTCTTCTTCTTCTATTGTTCCTCCTGAAAATGCCAATATTACTTCTAATCCTGGTGCTGTTGCGAATGGACCGCCAAATGCAACATTAACACAAAATTTAACTAGTGGATTTGCTGACCAACAAACAGCATTAACTTCTGGTTTAACTAATAAACAAGCGGAATTAACTTCTGGTTTAACTAATAAACAAACAGCATTAACTTCTGGTTTAACTAATAAACAAGCGGAATTAACTAGTGCAGCAACACAAAAATTTGCAAATAACCAAGCGTCATTAACTAGTGCAGCAAATGCAAATGTAAATAATGCACTAACAAAAGTAAATGATTTGAATAAGTCAAGTGGTGGGGGAAAGACCAGACGTAAACAATCACATGATAATAAAAAACAAGAATACAATATACGATTAGTGTAAAAAAACAAGAATATAATAAAATAAAGAGAAAACAATATAAATAATAAATAAATTGTAATTATTTAAATTACAATTTAAATAATAAATAAGTATATAATTTATTATAAATGCCAAAATCTAATAAAAATAAAAAGAAGAATAAAAATAAGATT